AATGATAAAATTAATGGATCTTTTTGAAGGTGAGGATAGATATTATATACCTGAAAAAAAAGAAAAAAAGAAACCAATGGCAGAAAAGAAAAAAGTTAAAAAATCTGCAATTGCTGATAGAGTAAAACAAATTGAAGAAGAAAGTATGTTTAACGCTATGGAAGGTAAAATTCAAGCAATGGCTGAAGAAATCGAAATGCGTGAAAATAAATTAGTTATGATAGATGAAAATGAAGATCTTCAAGAATTCATCAACCCGGTTCGTATTAAAGAAATGCAAAAAGAAATTGACGAGTTGAAAAAAACAAAACTCAAGATGGAGAATGAATATGAGAAAAAATCTAAAGGTAGAAAACTAAAAAAAGTAATCGACGAAACTGAAACCGAAGAAGGATATTAATATGAAACAAGTACTAGTTGAAACCCAACTGTTTAAACCCACAGGAAAGCTTCTATCAGAAGGAAAGATGTCTGATAGAGGTAATCCGCTTGTAGAAGGAGTATTAGCCACAGCCGAAGTAAAAAACGGAAATGGTCGATACTATTCTAAAGATCTATGGGAAAGAGAAATAGGAAAATACATGCAAAGTGTAAAAGAAAATAGAGCAATGGGAGAACTAGACCACCCAGAATCTTCTATTATCAACTTAAAAAATGTATCTCATAACATTACAGGTATATGGTGGAACGGAGACCATGTAATGGGTAAAATAGAAATATTACCTACTCCATCAGGTAACATATTGAAAGCACTTATTGAAAGTAACATTACTGTAGGTGTATCTTCTCGTGGAATGGGCTCATTGAAACAAATGGGTGAATTGATGGAAGTACAAGACGATTTTGAATTGCTATGTTGGGATTTTGTTTCAACACCTTCCAACCCAGGTTCATATATGCATTTAGTTAAAGAAGGATTAGATTTCTCTACACAAAACAGATATGCTAAAGTAAATTCTATTGTAACAGAAATACTTTGCGCAAACGGAAGTTGTCCAATATTTTAGAACCTCCCTATAAATAGTCTTTATAGACCGACCCTCCTCTTAAGGAGGGTTTCTTTTTCTGTATTTTTAAAGAATCTTCATATACGTATTGCCATAATATGTCATCTCTTATATGGCATCGATAATTATAAATCCCCCATTACGTTTGATTTAATAAACGTAGTTTCCAAACAAAAAAATTTAGGAAAAATGAACAGAGAATTTTTGAAAGAGGCAATCGCCGACGCAAAAGCTGTAAAAGAATCAGCAATCGCAAACGCTAAAGCAGCTCTAGAAGAATCTTTTACTCCACATCTAAAATCAATGCTAGCTGCAAAGATTAATGAAATGGAAATAGAAGAAGAAGAGATGTATGAAGCAAAAACTGAAATGAAAGACGAGGACATGAACGAAAACTTCTATCTTGATGAAGAAAAAGAAGAAATGGACGAAGAAATGAACTTGGATGAAATTTTAGCAGAACTTGAAGAAATGGATGAAGAACAACTTAACGAAGTTGAAGAGGAAGAAGAGTATGAAGACTCAGATGCAGATGGAATCCCTGATGAAAAGGATGAAATGCCAAAAGGCGAAGCAGAAGAGGAAGAAGAAATTGACCTTGAAGACATGAGTGAAGAAGAATTAAAATCATTTATCGAGTCAGTAATCGCAGACATGGTTGAAGCAGGTGAATTAGAAGCCGGATCTGAATCTAAAGAAGAAGAAGAGGAAGAAGAAGAACTTGAAATAACTATGGAAGCAGAAGATGAAATGTATGAAGCTAAAGACGATAAATACAGAGCAATGGAAGCTAAGGTAAAAAAAATGGAAGAAGAGTTAAATGAAACAAGAAACGCTTTTAAAACCATTAAAACAGATCTTAACGAAGTTAACTTATTGAACGCTAAATTACTTTACACAAATAAAATCTTCAGAAACAAAAACTTAACCGAATCACAAAAGGTTAAAGTTTTAGGAGCTTTTGATAAAGCTGCAAGTGTAAAAGAAGCAAAACTTGTATTTGAAACTATCTCAGAAAGTTTAAATGCACCTAAAAAATCAATTAATGAAAATGTAATTGGTAGAGCTTCAAAACCAGCAGGTATATCAACAACAACTAAACAACCAATTGTTGAATCAAATGAGATGATTACCCGTTTCCAAAAATTAGCAGGTATTATCTAAAAAACTAAAAATTATTTAATAACTAAACCAAAATTTTAAACAATGTCACAATTACAACAACTTTTAGAAAGCGCTAACCCGTATAAATCACTACAGAGTGATGCGGCTAGATTAGCATCTAAGTGGTCTAAAACAGGACTACTTGAAGGTTTAGGATCAGAAACAGACAAAAATAACATGTCAATGATTCTTGAAAACCAAGCAAAACAATTAGTAACAGAAAACTCTACAACAGGTGGTGGTGCAGGAGCTGGTACATTTACAGCAGGAACCGGTGCACAGTGGGCTGGTGTAGCTTTACCATTGGTAAGAAAAGTATTCGGTCAAATTGCAGCGAAAGAATTCGTTTCAGTTCAACCAATGAACTTGCCTTCAGGTCTAGTTTTCTTCTTGGATTTCCAATATGGAACTACAAAAACTCCATTTACATCTGGTACTTCAATGTATGGTAATACAGGTGATGCAGCTTACCCATTTGGTAACACTAACACAGGTGGTGCTTATGGTGAAGGTAGATTCGGATATTCTATCAACAATACTTCATCTGCAACTACAATCGCTTCTACAGCTTCTGCTGATTGGTATCGTGATTTTAATGCTGATTCAAATTACTCAGCTTCAGTAGCTAACTATTCAGTATATTTTGTAAATACTTCATCTTTAGGTTCTAACTGGGATCAAACAGCATTTAGAGGATTTTATATTTCTGGTTCTTCTACTGCTTCTATCACTCCAGCAGGTAACTTGCCAGCATTTACAAAAATCTCTGGTTCTCAATTAGCTTTCGTAGCTTTAGATAACTTAGGATCAGGTTCAAATGCAATCACTGTATTCTTTACTGAGCAACCAACAGATGCAAACAGAGGTGATTTTGAAGATGGTAACACTAACTTGAATGCAAACAACGACCCAATCGTTATCCCAGAAATCAACGTTCAACTACAATCTCAAGCTATTGTTGCTAAAACAAGAAAATTGAAAGCTGTATGGACACCTGAGTTCGCTCAAGATTTGAACGCTTACCATTCATTGGATGCTGAAGCTGAATTGACTTCAATCATGAGTGAGTATATTTCTCTTGAAATCGACTTGGAAATCTTGGAAATGTTGATCGACACTGCAGCAGCAGGAACTGAATACTGGTCAGCAGTTAACAACGTATCATTGAATAACTCAGGAGTTTTAAACAGCAACTTAGGATTCTACAATAGCCAAGGACAATGGTTCCAAACTTTGGGAACAAAAATCCAAAAACTATCTAACATTATCCATCAGAAAACTTTGAGAGGTGGTGCTAACTTCTTAGTATGTTCTCCATCAGTAGCAACTATTTTGGAATCAATCCCAGGATTTGCTGCAAATTCAGATGGCGATGCTGCTAAAATGAATTATGCATTTGGTGTACAAAAAGCGGGTACAATGAACTCTCGTTACAATGTATACAAAAATCCGTATATGACAGAAAATACAGTATTGTTAGGATACAGAGGTAACCAATTCCTTGAAGCTGGTGCCGTATTTGCTCCATATATTCCATTGATCATGACTCCATTAGTGTACGATCCAGATACATTTACTCCACGTAAAGGTCTATTGACTCGTTATGCTAAGAAAGTGGTTCGTCCGGAATTCTACGGAAAAATCTACATAAGTGGATTGAACACTCTATAATCTGAATTTAAAATTTTAGATTAAAAATTGAGCCCCGCAATAGCGGGGCTTTTTTTTACATATTTATTATTGAAATTATTTTTAACTAAACCAAAGTTTATGAAGCAAGCAAATCGCGTAAGAAAAAATCCAATCAAACACAATGTTAGTTTAAATGAAGAACAAAAACACGCTAAACAACTCATTATTAATAATCAAATCGTTATAATCACAGGTAAAGCCGGTTCAGGCAAAAGTTTAGTAAGTGCTCTAACCGCTTTAGAATTCCTTACAACTAAACAAATTGACAGAATGCTAGTTACTAGAGCAGCAATTGAAGTAGGAAAATCTTTAGGATTTCTACCTGGTGAACTAGGAGACAAATTTAATCCATACATGGAAGCTTTGATAGAAAACCTCCACAAATGTACAGATAGAGAAACTATAAAAAAATATACAGACGATAATAAAATACAAGCACTCCCAGTACAATATATTAGAGGAAAAACAATAGAAGACATTTTAATTGTTGAAGAAGCACAAAACCTTACAAAACATGAAATGTTAGCCATTTTAACCAGACTTGGAAAAAGTGGTAAAATTGTAATCAACGGAGATAACGATCAATCTGACATCAGAGAACAACATACTGGATTAAAATTTGCAATTGAATTATCCAAAAATATACCCGAAATAAAACGTATAGACTTAAAAGAAAACCATAGATCAGACATTATAGGAAAAATACTTGATTATGAATATTCCAAAAAATCCTAATATTTATAACAAAAAGTAATGGCTGACTTAACTATACAAATAAACGAAAAAATAATATTAGATGGTACAGATAGAGGTGTATTAACTACACAAACTATATCTAATATAAATAATATTGATAATAGGATATTAACATGTCCTTCAAGTTCATATACTGGATTATTTCTTTTTTCTCCATCCAGCATAGATGCAGCTACATTTTCAACAGGTAGTTTTAAATATGGAAGGGTAACAAATAGATCAGCAGTACCTGTAAAATTACTAGTACAAACAAATGGAAATTCTAATTATACTTTTTTAATTAACCCATCTAGTACTTTCTTCCTATCTAATACTAGCACTAGTGGCAGTGCATTATCTTCAGGTAGTTTTACATTCAATGATTATATCAATGAAATCCAAGTACAACCTTCAGGATCATCAGCAACCATTGAATATTTTATAGCAACAACATAATACATTAAAAAATGGCAAATATACCTATCTGGCCCGGCTCATCTTCATTCTCTCCAGGTAACACCCCTTTTGGGTTTTATGATAATGATTTTCAATTTCAAACTGATGCTGATAGAGTAGCAAAATTTTGTGCTCAAAGGCTAGGATATCCTATAGTTGATGTAGAATTACAAAATTTAAATTTCTATACAGCATTTGAAGATGCTGTTACAACATATGGTAACGAAGTTTACGCCTATAAAATAAGACAAGATTATTTATCTTTAGAAGGAGCATCAAATACTAATAACTTAAACAATGCTCTAATCACTCCAAATATGGGAGTTATAATTAGACTATCAGAACAATATGGTACAGAAGCAGGAACCGGGGGTAATACAGATTGGTATACAGGTTCAATAGATTTACAACCAGGAGTTCAAGATTATGATTTAGCTTCATGGGCTAGTTCAAGTGGTATATCACAAGGTGATCTTGAATTAAAAAGAGTATTTTATGAAGCACCACCAGCGATTGCAAGATATTTTGATCCATATGCTGGTACAGGTACTGGTATGATGAATATGATGGATGGATTTGGATGGGGTAATTACTCACCAGCCATTAACTTTTTATTAATGCCTATAAGTTTTGACATGCAAAAAATTCAAGGTATTGAATTAAATGATCAAGTTAGAAAGGCAAATTATTCATTTGAATTACAAAATAATAATCTAAGAATATTCCCTATCCCTAATAGAGATACAAAATTATATTTCCAATATTTGCTTAAATCTGAAAGATTAAATAATAGTATTAATCTATCAGGATCATCTTTAATTACTAATGTATCTAATGTTCCATATGCTGACCCTGTATATTCTCAAATAAATTCAGTTGGTAGAAGCTGGATATTTGAATACACATTAGCATTAGCTAAAGAAATGTTAGGATATGTAAGAGGAAAATATACACAAATCCCAGTCCCAGGAGACACTGTAACATTAAACTCAGGAGATTTAGTAACAGCTGCATCAAGTGAAAAAATAGCTTTAGTAGACAGATTAAGAGCATATTTAGATGAAACATCTAGAGAAAAATTAATGGAAAGAAGAGCATTGGAAACAGATTACAGAACAAAAGAATTACAACAAGTACCTTTCCCAATTTATATAGGATAATATGGCATTATACGGAGGTCAACGCGACATATCTTTATTTAGACACTTAAACAGAGAATTGATGGGTGACATCATAACTCAACAGTGTTCTTTCTATAAATTTTCACTTAAAGAAACTAAAACCAACATTTATGGTGAAGCAGCAAGTGGAAAATTTTATATGGGACCTGTTATACTTAACTGTTTAATAGAAAGACAAGAACAAGCATCTCCAATAACAGATTTAGGCACAGATTTCCAATGGGATATCACATTTAAATTTTTAAGAGACGACCTATTAGATAAAGCAAAAGATTTTAATACCAACTCTATATATGGAGCTAATTTGGTTCCTGAAGTTGGAGATATTATATTGTATGAATCTTCATACTATGAAATAGATAATACAAACGCTAACAGATTTTTCATGGGTAAAGACCCAGATTATCCAAATGAACCAAATCCATTAAATCCTGGATTAGCTAATTTTGGATCAAATATTTCAATTATTTGTAGTACACATTATGTTCCTGCTGATAAAGTAGGAATTACAAGAGAAAGACTAGTATAATATGGCAAAGAAAGGAAAAAAACCAATACCTAAAACACAGAAAGAGATTAGTACATCTCTCCAAACACCTTACGATCAAAGGTATGGTAATCCTAATGATATGCAATTTGATCCCAAAAATAGAGGTAATCAAGTATCATTTAGAGATGATACTACAAAACCTTTCACTTTAGGTATCCAAGATATTGATGAAGCTGTTATGTTTTACCTTGAAAATGTAATTAAACCTACAATAATCCAGAACGGAGTTGTTCAAAAGGTTCCTGTTATATATGGAGCTTCTGAAAGATGGAAACAAATTCAAAAAGATGGATATTATAGAGACCTATCAGGCGCTATCATGATGCCTATTATTACATTTAAACGTAATACTATAACAAAAGATAGATCTGTAGGTAATAAACTAGATGCTAATTTTCCAAATAACATAGAAGTATTTGAAAAGGCATATAGTAAAAGAGACGAATATAACAACTTTAATGTTTTAAATAATAGAAAACCTCAAAAAGAATATTATGCTGTTGTAATGCCTGATTACGTAACAGTAACATACGACTTTATTATATCAACATATTATGTTGAACAAATGAATAAAATAGTTGAAGCAATGAATTACGCTTCAGATTCATATTGGGGAAATCCTGAAAGATTTAAATTTAGAGCTAGAATAGATTCATTTCAAACCAACACAGAATTACCAGTTGGTGCTGAAAGAATAGTAAAAACAAATTTTTCTTTAAGTTTAAGAGGATACATAGTACCAGATAACATTCAAAAACAATTGGCTTCAATTAAAAAATTCAGTAATGCGGTTCAAGTTGTATTTACAACTGAAGTAGTATCTAACATAAACAACGTTTAGTTAAACAATGGGATTAGTATTTAAATTAACTAAACAGACCCCTACAACTTCATCTGTAAGTGCTTCATATGCATTAACTGCATCTTATGCTGAAAATGGCGGTGTAACTCGTTTAATAGCCGGTTCTAATATAGAATTATCCCCAGGAGATGGAACAGGGAATGTAACTATTAATTCAATCCCAGAAGGCCCAGGAGGATTAACAACTCAGATTCAATATAATAGTGGAGATGGTTTTGATGGTATCCCTACTTTAACATATAATGGTACTATATTAATAGGAACAGGATCATTCTCAGGTTCATTTAGAGGAAATTTAACAGGAACAGCATCATTTTCTTCAACAGCTTCTTATATAGACGGCGGAACTTTTTAATATGATACAAAGAATACCCTTCCAATGGAATACAGCTAATTTTAATTGGAATGCAACTAATCCAACAGATGGGAAAATTTACCCTCCAAATGAAATAGTTACGGGAACTAATTTATGGGATGATTGTGCCTTAATTGTAGAGTTAATAGACTTTATTAAAACTGGGGGGAGTACTGAAGATTATTTTGGTAAAGATAAAGAAAAAAAGAAAAAATTTATCAAACTCTTATGTAGAGTTGAAGGTATAGAATATAAAGAAACTAAAGAGGTACTAAAAAGACAAATACGTATAACAGACGTAGCCTTAGTAGCTAAAGAAATATTAAAAATTGATATAAAATTAGACGGTAATGTATAAGTTATTTACAGACAAAACAGAATTATTTGAATGTAATATTAAACTAGAAGGGGCTGCTTTAAAAAACAGCCAAGCTAGATTATTAATAGAATCATCAGATTTATCTTTAATTTTCAAAGGGACCATCAACTCAGATGGAAAATGTCAAATTCCAATTAAAAAACTTAAAGGCCTATTAGACGAAAATACTCAAGGAAATATCAAACTTGAAGTAATAGCAGACGATACATATTTTACTCCATGGGACACTAATTTTATAGTTGAAACATCTAAAAAAGTTACAGTTGAAGTTAAATCAACACAAGAAACACCAATAATCACAGAAAGTAAACCAAAAGTTTCTATAAGCAACGCGCCAAAAAGCTTGGCATCCATAAAAAAAGACCATACCTTAACATTACTTGAAATGTTGGTTAAAGAAAACATCAATCTACTTAACATTTCATCTAAAAAAGCTCGATTAAACCACATAATCGAAAATTATGTTAAAAATAATCATATAACCCTTAAAGAAAAAGATCAAATTATAGTGGGTCTGATAGATGGGTTATCTAAAATATAGTAAAGGATGGCATTACCTGATTTAACAGGACTCAATATTGAAGAAACATACCAAAGGCTCCTTCAAACAGATGGAACATACATCTATGACGGTACTGGCTCTATCTTCAATATCTCAGGATCTGCTAATATAAATACAGGTTCATTTGCAACAACCGGTTCAAACATTTTTAGGGGAGATCAAATAGTAACAGGAAGTATTTCTGTTACAAATTCTATAACAGCATCATTTTTTGAAGGAACTATTAATGGAGGAACATTTTAAAAATATTTATAAATAATGGGTACTATAATAACTAAAAACAGCGCAACATCAGGAAGCGTTCCAGCATCACTTATACAAGGTGAGTTGGCTATCAATGTGACTAATGGAAGGTTGTTTTATGGTAGTGGCTCAGGAAATATTGTAAAAGAATTTACAGGAAGTGCAAGCGGGGGTGGAACTATTAATACAGGTTCACTTTTAACAACCGCTTCTTTTTCTAATCCAAATTTAACATTTACAAAAGGAGATGGAAATACTTTTAATGTTAATTTAGTATCATTAGTTCCAACAAGTGCTTCATTTGCATCAACAGCTTCATTCGCACCAAACTATGTCTTAAATAGTGCTACAAGTTCATTTGTAACAAATGTCCAAACATCGAGTTTTGTACTTAACAGTCAAACGTCTTCGATGTCTGTTGCCAGTTCATCATTTGCATCAACGGCATCGTAAGCACCAAACTATGTCTTAAATAGTGCAACTAGTTCCTTTGTAACAAACGATCAAACAAGTAGTTTTGTCCAAAACAGTCAAACCAGCTCAATGACCGTATTGAGTGCTTCATTTGCATCCACGACTTCATTCGCGCCAAATTATGTCTTAAACAGTGCAACTAGTTCGTTTGTACAAAATAGTCAAACGTCTAGCTTTGTACTTAACAGTCAAACGTCTTCAATGTCTGTCGCAAGTGCTTCATTTGCATCCTCATCATCGTTTGCACCAAATTACGTTTTAAATAGTGCAACTAGTTCCTTTGTAACAAACGCTCAAACATCTTCAATGTCTGTCGCAAGTGCTTCATTTGCATTAACGGCATCATACTATAACGAAACTGACCCGGTATTTGTAGCTAAAAGCGCTTCACTTGCCACTACAGGATCAAATACATTTAATGGTTCTCAAACAATTAATGGAGATTTAATAGTAAACGGGACAGCAAGTATAGCATTTTTAAATGTAACTTATGAATCTGCTTCTGTAATATACTCTTCAGGATCTAATCAATTTGGAGACGCTTCAAACGATACCCAGACTTTATGGGGCACAGTAGATATAAAAACAGGACCGGTTTTAGTAACAGGATCTTTAAATGTAAATGGGGGTATAACAGGTAGTCTATT